AGCTGGCCCCTACCTAGTCTCGCCCGCCGGGCGCCGTTAAGCGCCCGGCATACATCCAAAATCCCTCGCGGGATAATAGAAAAGGATGTGACGAGACCCCACCTTTAAGGATGGAATCTGTCCTTTCGGATCAGACCCTCACCGGTCGCACTTACGCCATTATGGCATAGGGCAACCAGTTGGTTCGTTCCAACCACCGCGGTTGGCCCCCAAGAAATTTGGAGGCCTCAAGCTGTGGAGCTACTTCTAACGGGGTTTCACCCGTTAGTCTCCTGCTGACGTGCCATGAAAGATACATGGCGTTATCGTTAGCACCGATGTCGTCCATACGATGGACTATCCTCTTACGAGGTGGATCGCCGGTAACCAGGCTATCGATTGACTCGATATTCTGGCCGCCGTGCAAAACAGACGGTATGATAGCTGACCACTTCTTGTGGAAATCGGCGAGTAAGGGATCTGTGAAGAACCCAAATTCTCGCCCATCCCATAGAAGCAGCTGATTCAGAGTTCTGATGAGATCTGACATCTTCGCTATAGGAGCCCGTATATAAAACGGGGTAACCTCTACGGATCCGTGGTAATGACGACCGCACGACTCTCGAAAGAGTCCAGTAAAATTCGTCTTCTTTTGGTTTGTCTTAAAACCTAGGAAATCGAACATTCGCACCAAACGAGGTACGAGACTGCAAGGTGCAATTATGTCGTCGCCATAAACGGAAATGGTTCCTTTCTTCCCTGATAACCAACTAACCGCGCGAGTAATCGCGTAGAAAAGGAGGCTCTCAAGCTCAAAAGTAAACCCATTACCCATCGCGGAGAACATCTCAAATTCATGAGATGTTTGTATATTATTCTCTACGATGATAGTTCTGCTCACTCTTAGATCTTCTAACAGCGACCACCAGTCAAACGGTAATAGTTCGAAAACTAACTGTTTGGTTATGGAGTCCGATGCCGAAGACAAGTCTATAGTCGCAAGGCCACGTTTAACGGCGGTCTTGGCTAAGTCTTGATTTCGAGACTGATCGTTAAGATCGATCCCGAAACGCTTCAAGCGTTGACGCATGTGGTTTCCCACGCTGCGCTGTAAGAACATATTGATCTCAGGCTCTTTACAAGCCACCCGATCAATATCGGTAGATTTAGGAACGGTAAACAGTCCCGAAGTGTTACGAATCTCTAAATTCTGATCTTCAAGCATCGTGTTAGTTGATGCCATGGACCAATGAGGTAGAGCTGCTTCACTGCAGTGTGCTTCGCCGGTGAGTTTGTCAATAATCGCCGTAGGCGACTTTTTGACACGAGTGCTCGCGCCACCAGTATGCCCCGAGTCCCAAAGGACAAGGGGGTAACTAAGTGGTCCGAGAATGTCCGAAACAATTCGTCTGGTCTTACTGCGGAATTCTTCCCAGTTCGTCCATCCGAAATCCTTGTCAGGATCTGCCATCATAAGACGGCAGTTGGTCACGGCATTTTTCGCTTCTTGAGTACGCCATTTTACAATGGCGGCTTCTCGTCGCGCATCTGGGGAAGTAGTCGTTGGGTCACAGTACTTACTAAGGTACTCCGACTTCAGATAACTTCCTTTGAAACTTTGTTCAGCTAGTTCATCAACTATTAGGGACAAGTCCCTGCTGAACGCGTTTGCAATGCGCCCCGGTACGAAGTCTTTGAAGGGCTTAGGCCCTCTGCCCTTACGGGCTGACTTCTTTCGACGGTCGTGTTTGTCTTGTGACGTAAACATATGTCTACCTCCTTATGGTAAGATAGAGTATGCGCTCACACCTTTTAGATGATCACGCGATTCCGAGAGTTTCATTCAAATCCTTGAGCAAATCCAACATTGGATCGTCAAGGGGAATAGTCATACTACCGGCCATGATGGTCAGTATTCCGACAAGAATGAAAGCAACGACGTAAACTAAATCCTTACGTGCCAAGGCTCGAACAATCGGCTTTAGAAGCTTTTTTGTTACGAAAAATTGACAGTAAAAACCTTAGGGCTTTCAGGGGTGTCATAATGATACCCTAGTAAAAGTCGTTCAGGTTCGTAAGAACGTCGTCCACCTCAGTCTCGGCAGCAAGAAGCAGATTGGCCATCAGGCCAACAGTATTCTGCCGTTCTTGCAACGTCGAAGACGCGTCAAATGTGGTTTCGAATGTAGCAAAGTTGCTACGCGCCACACTTGGACTGTCGACCCCGTTAATGGTCTCTGTGACCACCGTCGGGAGGGAGAGAACAATCCGAGCCTTATATTTTTGGCCGGACTGTCGCAACGAAATGGTGAGTGTTTCATCACCAATTGGTACCCCATCACGGTTCTTAAACGTCGAAACACCATTCTTACGGTGCGCCGGCGTGAAAGTATGCGTGGCTGGGGTTGACTCGCGATCGGAGACCGCGATGCTAGTTAGAGCTGGCATTTACCATACTCCTTTGTTGCCCCTACATCTAGGGAGGTTTAAATAAGCTTCCTGTACCAGTTTAGCTCTTCAGCGCCTTTTACTGCGCTGTCGTATAAGAGCTATCGCTGCCGCAATTTGCGGCGTAGACCAGTTAGTGTCTACATACAGCTGTGGCGGAGGAAACATGATCGTGGGTAATCTTCTCATCCCACTTGAGTTTACTTTAAGCTTAGGACGAATTCCGCGTACGTACTTCCCCAAAGGGACGTACTCAACGGTATAATCCGTCTTTACGTACCACAAATCGTAACCCGTTAAGAAACGAGTGCCGATAGTGGAGGTCATGGCTTCTAACCACGAACCGATTGGTAAGAACCAATCCATAACAAACGAGAAAGGAACC